AATATTTTTTATATTAACATTTTCATATGAAATTCCAGAAATTTTTTCCAGTTGAGTATGAGTCTCAACTGGGATTTCGAATTTCATCCTTGTTTAAGTAGTTACCATATGACTTTAAGTAAAGTATTTCAATTTTTAAAAAAGTATTTATAAATATAGTTATATAATCTATTTAAATGAATAATAATTTTGATAAAAATTATTTAAAATGTATAATTGATGTGAGAGAACAACATTTGATAAATGAAATTAGAAATAATAATAAATACAATTCGAAATATTCTATTGAAAATTTCGAAATCGAACAACTTGATCTTGGAGATATTATTTACAAAAATAATGAGCGAATACTTTTTGTTATCGAAAGAAAAACGATGGATGATCTTGCATCATCTATACGGGATGGTCGAAGTAAAGAACAAAAATATCGATTAAAAAAATTAGCAGAATCAGGTTGTAAAATATTAATATTATATGAAGGTAAACCCAAAAATAATCCATATTCGGGTATAAAATCAACAACACTTGAAAGTTCTATGATAAATACTCTTGTAAGAGACGGTATTATGACAAGAAATACACAATCATTAAAAGAAAGTGCGGAATTCGTTAGTATAGTTTACAATAAAATTCAAAAATATTATGATATAATTATAAATGGTGGCAATATTGATTATTCGGAATGTAGTGTATTAAAAAAGAAAGATTGTATAGATTATAAAACGTGTTATTTGAGACAATTGGCACAAATTCCTGGTGTTTCTATTAAAATAGCAGAAGCTATAGCAAAGGAATATTCAACAATGATGATATTATGTCAATCATATGATTATACAGATGAAAATGAAAAAATAAATATGTTATCTGATATTTATGTTGGAAAAAGACGTATAGGTCAAAAGGTATCGGAAAAAATTTATAATTATATTTGTCAATTATAAATAAAATTGAATTTAAAATTATATTACATATTATAATTATATGGAATCAGCTCATCATCCTCCAACAATTGAAGAACATAAAGATGGACAAGTAGTTGATGGTGTGTTGATTAAAACTATATTTCCTAGAAATCAGGCAGTATCAGTTCTTGAAGTTGAAAATATCTTGCGTAAAAATGGACTTCGATGGAAAGTCAATACAATTGAATATTATCAAAGAGCATTCTTTCATAAATCTATTGCTAAAAAAAGAGAAGACGATGGTCTTGTCGAAGAAAATCCTGATGATGAAAAAGAAGAATCAAATGAGCGTATTGAATTTTTGGGAGATTCGGTTGTATCATTTGTTGTCGCTAATTATTTATATGAAAGGTTTCCTGACCAGAATGAAGGTTTTCTAACTCGATTGAAAACTAAACTAGTTTGCGGTGAAAGACTTGCTGGGTTTGCCGAATATCTTAAATTGAATAAATACATTATGTTGTCTAAATATGTTGATAATGTATGTCATGGTAGAAGAAGTAAAAAAATTATGGAAGATGCATTTGAATCATTTATAGGTGCTATTTATAAAGATTTTAGTGTTAAAGGTACTGGTTATGGTATTCAGGCATCAACTTGGTTTCTTACTAATGTAATTGAAAAGAATGTTGATTTCGCGGATATGATTATGAATGATACGAATTATAAGGATCAACTACTTCGACATTTTCAGAAAATATATCCTAATGGTGTATATCCAATCTATAATGTAATTAGTGTTGATGGTCCTACTCATAATCGTGTATTTAATGTATCTGTTAGTAACATTGAAGGTGATATATTGGGTTATGGTACTGGAGGTTCAAAGAAAAAGGCAGAACAAAATTCATCAAAAGAAGCACTGATTAAAATGAGTATTATTTGATAAGATTTTGATAATATTTGATTATAAGATTACAATTTTGGATATAATATTTATTTTTTATTTTTATATTTATTTTTTTTCACATCATTAATCCAAAATAAAGCATCTCGATATACTTTTCCATTATATAATATTTCGCATTTTTTTGTATGATGTGCTATAATAGGTTTTATTTTTGGATTTCTATTGTAATACATAACAGTTCCTAATTTTTTACATGGTACTTGAATACTTTTTTTATTTTTACTGTTCTTTTTATTTTTTTTAAAACTAAATAAACTTTTCATCATATTTTTACTATCATTTATTATTTCATTGCCTATCCCATACATATTTGAAAAAATATGTGTATTATTTTTTTCAGTATCTATTTCTGAATTATATTTATAATCTTCCATATCCCATTCATCGTCACTGAATGTTTCATTTGAAAATTTAAATTCCATATCATTTTTAATCTGTTTTTTATACTCTTTCCATTCGAAATCACTAGATGATTCATTTTTATCGTTTGTATCGTTTGTATCGTTTGTATAGTTTGTATCGTTTGTATCGTTTGTATCATTTTTATCTAAATATTCCAAATATTCCAAATTTTCCATTTTTGAATTATGGTCTTCAATAATTTCTTGAATATCTCGCACAATTTCAAATTCATTATCATTATCATATTGTTTTTCAAAAAACTCACTTAAATCCATATGAAAATAAACTTATTTTATATAATAAAATATTTTTAAGTAATAAAATATTTTTAAGTAATATTATAATTGATTGTTTTTATTTTGATAAAGAAAACCAATTTGTTATTTCTAGATTTCCTTTTTGTCTATTTGTTTCAATTCGTAAAACCTTGTCAAATATGTATTTTGCACGTCGACGTTGTTTTTCTTCTATTTCTTTAACATCACACTCACTCATATATAATTGGTCGATATTTCTAATAATAAGTGTGAGAAGTTGCATAACAGGAACCATAATTTGATTTGTAATATAAAATGAATAATCAGGTTTTAAATTATTTTTAATAATATAATCTGGTGTTTCGATTCTATGACCTTGCAATAATTTATATGATTTATTTTGTTTCATATCTACACATATATAAGGTACTCTATCACCTGGGTTGAATTTATTCCCTGGATCGCGAATTGCTATTCGGTCTGCTAATATTTTATGTGGTGGTTTTGGTATTTTCCCACCATTTTTGTTTATAGTCTTATACTGTGCTTTTAAACTTTTAGTTACTCTAAGATTTTCCAATGGAAATTGACCTTTAACCAAATCATCAAGGGCATCGGTAAGATATTGTTTTGCCATTTCCATATCTCGTGTGTTCAAAATAATATCAATAAGACCACCATATACACTTTTAACAATTTGTGCATTATCTCGTCGTTTTAATACAATACCCATAGGTTTGAGAGAATACTTTTCTGGACTAAATTCATATAAATTTCCTACATAACGTTTCTTTGTAAATAAACAAAATGGCCAAAATGTTTTTTCATATTCCAAATCGTGTGGCGGTTTTAATATTTTACTGATTTCTTTACCACAACGAATTCCTTTTTGGATCGCAATTGCAAGTGCTTCTTTTTCTTTTAATAATTCACCATTTTTATTTATTATTTTTGGCATTGTAAATATAGAATCAGTATCACCATATATTGTAACTATACTATCAACTTTATAATCTGGATCATATGTATCTATTTTCGGAAATACATTTTCTGAAAACCATTTTGCAAAATTTAATAATGAACGCCCAGTCGCAGTTGTAGATGCAGCAACATCTAATAAAAATATAGGACTTGTTGATGCTCCCATTTGACCATAAATTGAATTAGCTGTAATTTTTAATGCTAATTGTTGAACATCATATAAATTCTTTTTAAATTCATCATTTTCGGCATTCATTAATTTCTTTTTTGCCTTTCGTTCTGATAATAATTTCTTTAATGTCATTGGAATAATACCTTCATATTTTTGTGAAAAACGACATGTTTTAACACCAACTTTTACTTTTTCATCACCAATACCAGTAAATACATCATATGATATATCGAGATAATCAATATTTATGATATTATTTGATTCCTGATTCAAGACAATAGTATCGTGGGATAAATTTTCACTAATTAGTGAACTTGGATACAGTGATGCAAAATCTAGAACAGGTATAGGATCTTCAAGATAAACTCCTCTGATAGGAGGTAATACAACTGCACCTTCAAATGATTCACTAACCGATGGTTTCTTTAAAGTTGGAATAAGAGTATTTACTAATCTACATTCATGTGCGACAAGACTATGACTCCTAATTCCTTGTCCTCTAAGTAATAAATATGAAAGAGGTATATGACATACATTAGATAATGCCATTTTACCAGCAACTAAGTCAAGTTTTTGGATCAATTTGTTACACAATACACAATCTTGAACACAATATGTTGCAATTTCACATATATCACTTGGAGTTCCTTTTTTAAAATTACTAAAAAGTTCTTGAGGACTCAAATCTTCTTTTTTATCTTTTAAAAAGTAATTTGAAACAAAATTCAAAGTATATTGGTCCAGTTTATATTCTGGTTGAATCACTTTAAATATATCCATTGCTAGACGTCCAGGAATTTTTATTATTTTTAATTCATTATCCCCCAAACCACTTGATGATAGTTTTTTTTCATAATAAGATGCAGGTTCATTTGGAATACGAGTTAATAATTCATTAAATATATCTTCACAACCAACATATTCAGCTCTACGGTACATATATTCCATATCAAAACCATATATATTGTATCCTGCTAGAATATCAGGATCAAGTGAATGAACAAAATTGGCCCAACCTATAAGTAACCTAGCTTCGTCCGAATATGTTTCAACAACTGTTCCTTTGATAGGATTACAATCTTTCAATGTTACAATATGTCTTAAATAACATTCTCTTTCTCCATATTTATGAATTGTTGTTCCAATTTGAATAACCTTGTCATTTTTTCTATTATATTGAGGAAAACTGCCATCTTCACTTGAACATTCTATATCAAAACAGGCTATATTAAAAGGTGCCATTTTGCTAATTTCCGTCGGTTTAATCGATGTCCAATCTGCAACAGCATCAATTTGACATGTTGATAAATCATGATCTGGGATTACATATGAACCCGCATCTAATTTTAACCATCCATGAGGTTTTATTTTCATAATATGAAAAAATCTTAACATAGGATCTAAATTTGATTCAAATAACTCGAGTCTAATACTTTTATCATTTATTCTGAAAGGTATAGTTGTAACAGTTCCATTTTCTCTAACAGTTCCTGTCAAAATTTTGATAACACACGACATTGAAATCGAATTATTAAAAACTATTCTTAAAAAACTTCGTTTTACTTTATTTGAGAAACCATATAGCGAATTATAATTAGTTACACTATAATCAATCATACTATCAGCATAATAAGGAGATTCACTATTTTCTATTTTTCTTTTTATTTCTCGAAAAACTGTTTTACCAGACACATCTTTTGGTATACTAATATAAAAATATGGTTTATATCCAGTTATCATTACGGAAACAGATGTTCCTTTTTCTGTAACACCGAAAACTCTCATAAGAAACATCTTCTTTTTAGAATTAATTGGATGTGAATCATATATAGAATTATAAACATTATTAGAACTTATCCACTCAATTGGTTGAAAAATTAAATCTTGGGTGGGTTCAAAAATATTTGAATTATTATTCATATTCTATTTAAATATAACAACAAACCTTAAAGTAGAAAAAAAATATATTTATAAAATAAGATATATGAATAATAGTATAGTTAATTATATTTTCTATTCGATTTTAATAATATTTATTCTTTATATTGCAAAGGTTTATCTTAATTCAAAAGAACGTGATTTAGTTTGGGTAAAATCGTCGGTAGATGGTATGGTTTATAAAGTTCAAAATCGTCCGGATAAATTAGAAGCAGCAAATATGCTTGCAAAAATTAGATCGAAATTAATGAAATTATCTATATTTTTATATAAAAAATATCCAAATGATAAATCAAGTATAAGGATTATACAAAAATATATGCCGGATAGTATTTATGAATCTGAACCAGATAGTAAACAAACTTCATTTTCAGTAAATAAGGGCGAAAAAGTAATATTCTGTATTAGATCAAAAAATAAAGATAATAATTTAGAAGATGAAAATACGTTAACATTTGTTGCGTTACATGAACTTGCACATATAATGTCAAAAGGGTGGGGACATAAAACTGAATTTTGGCAAAATTTTAAATTTATTT